TTTTTGGTGTGTAGGCGAGACGGAAAACCGGTGGGTGTTATGCTGGCCAGACTTTACGGCAGCATCTTTGACACCGAGACTAAGATATTGATGCAGGACTTATTGTACGTTAAAGAGCCTGCCACACGCGCCGCCTACAACCTATTACTCGAATTCATTGACTTTGGGCGAACAAATGCCAACCTAATATTCACGGTCAAAAGCCAGCACACCAACATCAAAGCTAGATCTTTGGAGAAGTTGGGTTTTACGAAGTGTGATGAGCTTTGGGAAATGAAGGGGATATAATGGGCAGCGGCGGAAATCCAATCGATGAGCTTGAGCGCAGCGTTCGTCAAACCGGCCGCAAGTGGAAGAAAGATCCCTGGAATGAGCTCGGTAAAGCAGCCTCAAACATGTACACCATGGGCTTCGCTAAACGAGACGGCAATAAATGGGGTGAAGGCGATATCATCTCCGGTACTCGCGAAGTGTTCGGTGAATTCGGCGGATCTAATAAAGCACGCAAAGAAGGCTATAAGACCGCAGACATGATGCGCGAGCAAGAGGCCGCCAAAGAGCTGGCCGCCAAAGAGAAAATGCTGGCCGATTACCGCGCGGATTTGAGCGCCTCACAAGGCGCACAAGCGATCAGAGAGAGCACCGCAGCTCGAACACGATCCGGCCGCGGGGAAGCGCTTGGTCAATCAAACGACGAGGATCTTCTAGGTCTATGAAAGAATGCTCACGTAAACAACTAGAGTTCATCCGTACGCAAGCGAAGCAGAAGTTCGACAAAGTGCGAATGACGATGATCGATTGCGGCCGGTGGGCACTACCTCACCGGACTAAATATCTGCTTTCGCAAACGCCCGGCGAGCGCACCAATCAACACATCGTTGACGCGACTCACGTATTGGCTTTGCGCTCATTCGTGGCAGGCTTCCTTGAAGGTAACACTTCGGCGACTCGTCCTTGGTATCGCTCAGGGACAACGGATCCGGATATCAACGCCAATCCTACAAATCACATGTGGCTGGACAAATTCACACGCCGCACACTTCAGGTCTTAAGCTCGAGCAATTTCTATCACGCGGCCGGCGAGTTCTATTATGACTATGGTGTTTTCAATACCGGCGCTCATTACATTGAAGAACTTGAGACCGGATTATTCTTTCACACGCTGATCCCCGGATCCTATTTCGTCATCAATAACGCTTACGGCGTGGCTGACATTATGGTCAGGGAATTTCAGCTCAACGTGAAATCTGTTGTTGATCAGTATGGCGAGAAGAAGAACGGTAAGGTTGATTGGTCGAATATTTCGAGCCACGTCAAGAAAATGTACGACGACAGCAACTACTCTGAAATGGTGGACATTGTCCATGTCATTAAGCCGAACCCAGACTTTGATCCAGCTAAAGAGCAAGTGCTCTTAAACCGTCAATGGATATCGTACACCTATGAAGTCGGCGGATCGTATTCGTACGCGCAGGGTGTAGCGGCCATGGATCCCGAGGATGACGCCAAATTTTTGCGAAAATCCGCAAGCAAACGAAAACCCTTTATTGTCGGAAAATCTCACTCAAACGGTTTCGAGTACGGCGAAAAAGGTCCGACCTTGGACGCGCTGGGCTGCATCAAGTCACTCAATAAAAAGGCGATTGGAAAAGATATCGCCTTAGAATTGATGCTGCGCCCGCCAAGCCAAGGACCGGCGAATCTGCGTAAGAGCTATATCGCGCAGTCGGCGGGCACTTATGTACCTCAAGATGCTCAGGCCCTAAAGGCCGGCGGCATTCGTCCGATGTTCGAGGTGAACCCGGCCATCAATCCTTTGATCCAGGATGTGACCGACTTACGGCAAATGGTCGACAAGCTCTACTACGCTGACTATCTGCTTTATTTAAGCAGAAATCCGAAGACCAGAACTGCGACCGAGACCAACGCTATCGTCCAGGAACAGCAGCTCATTATTGGTCCGAACCTCCAGTCACTCAATTGGACTTATAACCAACCGGTGATTGAGTTCGTCATGGATTACGTTTTGTTTAGTGATCCTTGGATTGATCAGAATCCGCCGCCGGAAGAACTGACCGGCAATTTCTTGCGGCCTGATTTTATCAGCGTTTTTGCACAAGCACAGAAGGCCGCGGATCTGCCAGCCATTGACCGGGCGTTCGATCGTTTCTCGGAAATCGCACAGATCAATCCGAGCATCTGGGACAAGGTGAACCTTGACAAGCTCGCCGAGCTTTATGAGGATCGGTTATTCCTGCCCGCTGGTCTGATCAATGAACAGTCGAAAGTCGAAGCTATGCGTGAGCAGGCTCAGGCTCAGGCACAGCAGCAGCAAATGATGCAAGAAACCATTCCGGCTATGGCTGGAGCGGGTAAAGATTTGGGTTTAAGTTTAAAAGCATAAAACATTAACGGGGGATAAATATGATTCGCATTCTAGGCTTACTGTTCGCATTAATGATGACAACGCAGGTGCACGCATTCCGCGCATACCAAGGCGACACCGATCTAAATATCATGAACGCAATCAAGTGTTCGACCGGTCTGACTTGCACCAAGGTCGGCGGAAAACTGAACATCGTCTCGAGCCCGACTGTAACGGCCGGAACGTTTGATGTTGTTGGCGCGGAAGCGACTGACGGTATCTTAACGATCAGCGCCGATGAGTCTGACGACGCAGCAGATGATTGGTTATTCAAATCGACGACTGCCGGATTACTTACCGTCAGTAACGCCAACTCGGGAATCAAACTGAGCATGACCGGAGCTGGATTATTGAGCGTTCTCGGTGATGAAGCCGGTGCCGCGAGTCTGACTCTCTCGGCCGATGAATCTGACGACAACGGTGATGATTGGGTCATTGGTAACTCTGCCGCCAACGCGTTCACCCTAACCAACGATACCAGCGGTTCGGCTGTTGCTAAACTGAGCTTGTCGACTGCCGGCGCCATGACTTCGGTTGTGTCGATCACCGGTGCGGGTACGGGCGCTGTAAGTGGATTCTTGCGCGCGCAAGTCGCTTCGACCACTACGGCAATCACTGCCGCTCAGTGCGGATCCACTTTCGTCTCAAACAGTGCTGACGTAATGACACTTCCTGAAGCTTCCACCGTTTTGGGTTGCAGACTCAGTTTCGTTTGCGGCACCGCCGACGATTTTGATATCAATCCGGCCGATGGCGTCGACGTGCTTGGTATCACCGGTGCTCTCGCGGGCGCGGCCGGCGATGCTTATCGCTGTACCGATATTGGCGCAGGCTTTGAAATCGAAGCGGTTGGCGCGGATCTGTGGGCTGTCATCGGCACCAACGGAACGATCACAGACGTAAACTAATGATATGACCCATCAGATGACTCAGGAAGAGGTCAAAGAAGCCGTTGAACATCGAGATGTGATTCTCGATGTTCAAGCGGTCCTGCTCACACCTTCCGGTAAAAATCTGTTCAAGTATTTGTTCCGAGAGTTTGAACTCGGACAAGTACCGGCCGTTGGTATGGAGGGGAATCTCCTCTTCGAATACATGGGGCATTTGAGAGCAGGGAATTCAATTTTTAAACTAGCGGCAGAGGCCAACCCAGACGTGGCTGGCTCATTGCTCGCGCAAATCGAAAAGGAACGGTATGCTAAGATTCAATCCGATGCTCAAACGGGAAGAAGTTAACGATGATCCAGCTCTTACTCCTGGGGGAGAAAAACCGGCGCCTGCTGCAAAGGATGCTCCGGCGCCTGAAGAGAGCGGGGATTCCTACGACGATCTCGGGTATCCGATCGTCAAAGATCCGGAAGAAGGAAAAGCGCCCGAAGGTGGACCCCCTAAAGAGAAAGAAGCCGATGAACCGGAGACACCCGCGTCGCTGGAAAAATCCGCCACCGGATACGGAGATGAGCCGCCAGTAGTTGAAGACCTGCCGCCTATCGTCCCGCCGGTACCGCCCGCGGCACCCGACGAATTCGACAAGGTGCTTGAAGGTTTAGATAAAGACGACGTGACTAAGGTAAAGGAATTCGCCAAGGCCAACAAAATGTCGGTCGAGCAGGTGAAAGCCTACGGCGAGCTCCGCAAAAAGGAGTTGGCTGACGCTAAGGTCTATGCTGAGCGCTTGGAAAAAGAGGAAGCCAATCAAGTCCTTAAGCAGCGCGCGGCTTGGCATAAAGAGTTGGTCGATGATCCCGCCTTTGGTGGGGAAAAATATAAAGCCAACGTCTCGAAAGTCGACAAGGTTTTAGAAAAACACATGCCCAACTTTAAAAAACAGTTGACGGAACGTGGAGGTGTGATGCCTCCTTATATCATGCGGGATATGGCTAAGTTGTACGACCACCTGTACGGGACTGAAAAGCTCGTGCAAGGGGAAGCTCCGGCGCCTAAACCCAAAGATGACGAAGATCCATTAGATTTTTATAACTCGAAAGAGTCTTAACCAGGGGATGTAAATGTCTGCAAAAGGCGCAACATTAGTAACATTGGCTGACGTGGCCAAGAGCAAGAACAAACAAATCGGTAAAGTTGCCGAAGTTCTTGTGCAGGAAAACCCGATGCTCAACGACATCCCCTACATGGAGATGAACGAAGGCACGATCCACAAAGAAGAAATTCGTTCTGCTTTGCCGGACGTTTACTACCGTAAGGCCAACCAAGCGATTCCCGCTTCGAAGACAACCACTGAAGAACGTTCGTTCTCGGCGGCACACTTCGAGTCGAAATCGCAGATCGACGCAGCCGTTGCAAAACGCGGCGGAGTTGATCGCATTGCCTACAACCGCTGGAACCAGGCGCAAGGTCACTTGCAAGCGCACGCTCTCGAGCATGCTCGCCTGACGATCTACGGATCCCCCTTGACCGATCCTTTGAAAACTCCCGGCCTTTTCGACGTGTACTCCACGTTGGCGACTTCGGAAGAGACTTCGAAGCAAGTCATCGATGCGGGTGGTTCGGGAACGGATCTGACCTCGATCGCTTTGATCTGCTGGGGCGAACGCTCGATCTTCGGGATTTATCCCAAAGGTACGCAGTCGGGCCTGAAGCGCACCGACCGCTCGGCCGGTAACAAAGAAGTTCAGATTCCTGCTTTGGACGTGAACGGCGCTGCCGGCACGATCTACGGCTACGAAGAACAATTCGAAATCGACCATGGTTTGGTTGTTAAAGATTATCGCCAAGGTGTCCGCATCGCGAACATCGATCCCGCATTGCTCTTGAGCGGTGTTGGAGCGGCTGATCTTTTCGACCTGCTCATCTCGGCGGTTTACAAGATCCACACTCTGAGCAACGGTCGCCCGGTCCTTTACGCTAACCGTACGGTTATGGCGTTCATGGATAAGCAAGCGTTGACCAAAGTCGGCGCCGGCGCGGGACTCACTTACGACAACTATCAAGGTCAACCGGTCTTGATGTTCCGCAAGATCCCGATCCGCCAAGCTGACGCGATCTTGAACACTGAAGATGAAGTAACCGTTTGATGAATTGAGGTGGGATTATAATCCCACCTACTTGAGTTGTTTGTTTTTAAATTTTTCACAGGAGTTAAAATGCGTTGGGATATTCAAGATCAATTATCGGTTGACCAAGCGGTCACTACTACTGGCACGGTAACCGCTCACTCCCGCCAGAAGCAATCCGCAGCCCAAGACTTGAGCATCGGCCGTATGTACGCGCTTTTGTTCATCGTCAAAGTGGCTGCCGGTGCATCTTCGGTATGGAGCTTCGAAGCGGTTCAAGCTGACGTTACGGCGTTGACAACCAACGTTGAAACGATCGCAAAATCGCGCGACTATCTCGCGGCCGAATTGACGGTTGGCAAATGCGTTGTTGTTCCGATCCCCGAAGGATCCATGGATCAACTGCACATCGGCGGAAAATACGTCGTGGCCAGCGGAACTACTACCGGAACTTTCGATTGCTACTTGGTGCCCTTGGATGAAATCCCGCACTACAAGTCGTTTCCCAAGGTTGTAAACCCGGCGGTATAAGTTGAAAAATCAGATGCCGCCACTGCCCAAGTCCCCGGAGAAATCCGGGGATAAGGACATGCCCGAAATCAAAGCTGAAGTCATTGAATCCAAACCGGTGTCTATTGAAGTCATCGCGATGGGTCCGGGCTTCTTCAAGCAGGGTCGCAAAAAAGAAGGCGACAGATTCACTGTCGACAGCTTTGATAAGCTTGGCTCTTGGATGAAGTGCGTTGATCCCGTCATGCAGAAAAAGCATGAGGCGGAACAGCGTCGCAAAAAAGAAGCTAAGCGCCAAATGGCTTCGAACAGTCTTTATAGAAAAATTCACGCGGACGACGAATAGTTTCCGCTTAGAGAGGCGGAGAAGTGTTCACAAAAGAGGATATATTCAACCTAGCTCTTGGTGCGCTTCTCCTTACTCGCCGAATCACTGACTCCACCACCGACACCTCCAATGAAAACAACGTTCTCAATACGCATTGGGATATGGCGTGGCGATCAACGCTTGAGGATTTAGACCTCGACGGCAATAGCTCGCAGCTCGTCTTGGCTTTGATCACTGAGGATCCGGAGGAGCGGCCGGAATGGAAATACGTTTACCGCTACCCCGCTTCCTGCACGATCCTCCGCCGCATCAAATCCATGGCCTTGAAGGACAACCGCGAATCACGTATCCCGCTCAAGACCGGGATGAGAAACGGCGTCAAGTGCATCTTCACCAATGAGATGGACGCAATCATCGAGTGCATCGAGAATACGCTCTCGCCCACCATGCTGACTGCAAACGCAGCTTTGGCTGTGGCCTATAAATTGGCCATGCTCTCAAGCCCGCTGATCACCGGCAAAGGTGCCGATAAACTTCGCAAAGAGATTCAGGGCGCTTACGTATTGGCTAAGTCTGAAGCGCAGGAGCACGATATGCGCGAGAATACTAATTACGATGAAGACCACATTACCTCGGAATTCGTTAACCACAGGCTGTCCTAATGGCGTTAAAAGTCCAATCGAGCTTCTCTTCAGGTGAATTAGATACGGCTCTTCATGAAAGAACTACGCTCGCTAAATTCAAAGCCGGTTTAAAAACCGCGCGCAATGTGGTGGTCGGAAAAACTGGCTCCATCATGTCGCGCCCGTCGCGTAAGCATTTGGTCAATACCAGATACGCTGACAGAGCGGTGAAGATCTACTCCCCGCCCGGCACTGGTTATTTGATTGAGTGGGGTCACTTGTATGTTCGCGTGTACGACCCTGACGGTGCATTACTGCACACCACGGTTCACACTCGCACCGAGGACGACCTAGCCACGATCAAATTTGAAACCGGTAGCTCGTCTGAAATCTACATATTTTGTTTAGGTCTAACGACGCTTAAGTTCCAGTACATTGTCGGCGCATTTGCTACGGACCCTTTTTATTATTTAGCCAGCCCCGTAAGTTCAGTGCTTACTCCGGCGGCTGCCGGCACCGGCTACACTGTCGATTACGCATTCACCTATATTCAAGACGGTCAAGAGTCCGTGGCTCTTTATTCTGCAGCAGCAGGCTTCTTACCTATAAGCGTCGCGCAATCTAATATCTTGAACGTGAAGCTTGGGACAACTGCGGCGCTTGCTACCACCACCACAGAGATGAAAGTTTATCGCAGACCAAATGGCGGCGGCGTGTACGGTTATCTCGGCAGCACATCGTCGTTCGTCGCCGTTGGCGCCGATCATCATGCTATTTTCACCGACTTCGGCCAAGAGGCTGACTACTCGCAGTCTCCTCCAGTTTTGGCCGGCACCAACGCCAACGCCCCAGGTGTGATCAATTTCTTATCCGGTGCGGGAGCGATCTATCAACAGCGCTTGGTGCTTTCGACCTATCCAAATGAAGAAGGGATCCTGGCCAGTCGCCCCGGTTTCCAGAACAATTTTTTTAGAGATTATCCGCTTGGTCCTGATTCGGCTTTGAAATTTCGCGCAGGTTCGTCCGGTTACGCCAAGGTTTACGATCTGCTCGACAGTGACGGTTTGATCGCATTCACCAGCCGCGGGATTTTCCTGCACTCCGGTCCTCTCACACCGGAGAATTTAAGCATGGTGAAAAAAGGTAGCTGGATCATCAAACAAGATGTTTCGCCTTTGGCTATTCCCGGCGGAGTGTTTTTCGTCGACAGCGCTACCAATTCAATTCGCAATCTTGTGTGGTCACAGGACCTAAACGCATTCAACGGTCAAGAGGTCAGCGTATTTAGCGATCATTTGTTCCGCGAGCGCGAGGTCGTATCGTGGGCATTCCAAGAGGGGCGCTTGCCGCTCCTATGGGTCGTGTTTAGCGACGGATCTTTCGCAAGCTTCACTTACGATTTTGATCATGAGATGAAAGCTTGGACTCGTCACGATTCAGGCGAGGTATTAGTCGAGCAAGTCGCACCGACAAGCATTGCCGATAAAACTTATTTCGTTGTGAACAAAGACGGCGTTCGCTCTATTGAATGCACTATCCCGCGCTTCTTGCCGGCGGAAGTGATTAGCGATGACGCTGAAGCTGACAAGGGTGAATCGATCGCCTTTATGGATTCCATGGTAACTCAAAGTGAACTGTTGAATGATCTTCTGAACGCAAACGAGACTTTTTGGGTTAGACCGCACCCGGCAACTCCTACTGATTGGGAAGGTGAGCTTTTCATAAATGCTGTACCTTTTGTTTCAAGCCCATTCGTGAATGTAGCGGTAGGCGATGTACTTCGCGTATTCGATGAAGATGGGTGCGCAATCGATCTTGAAGTGCTCGAAAAATTGTTTGCGGATAAAACGGTTCGCGTGAAGCCCAATACAGAATTCCCTGACTACATGGAGCTCACCTCAAGAATCTATAAGACGGCAACTGAGGTCACAGGTCTAGATCACTTGGAAGGTGAAGTCGTGTCGGTCATCGCTGACGGTTTCGTCATGGCGTCACCGAATAACGATATCGACAACTACAACGATACGATCGTTGAAAACGGATCGATCACTTTACCTGACGGCATGCGCGGAGCCATCATTCACGTTGGTCGACCGATCACCGCTGACGTTGAGACTCTCGATATCGACACGATTGAACAAGCTCCGACTGTAGTCGAAGCCATGACGATCAATAAACTCGACGTTAAAGTACATAACACTTCCGGTTTATACATCGGTGCCAAATTCCCGGCTAACGATAAGGTCAACGGCAACACTGACTCTGAATTGGCCATGCAGCCGGTCGATAGCTATGAAATTGATTATGACGAGGAATATCCGATCTTAGGGAATCGCTACCCGCGGCCGAAAAGCGGTCGGGTCGCTATCACGCTTCCCGGTGATTGGAAGTCACAAGGCCGTATGGCGATGCGCCAAGTGGATCCGCAACATTTCCAAGTGCTCTCGGTTATCCCCGACGTGGAAATCTTAAGAAGGAGCGATAGATAATGCCAGTACCAATAATTATTTACGCCGCTCTTGCGGCCATGCAGGCCATGTCCGGAAATGCTCAGGCCGCCACGATTCGCGAGCAAGCGAAGCGTAAGCAGCTCATCGCTAATATGAATGCGGAGTTTGCCGAAGTCGATGCTTGGGAAGCTGAACAGCAAGGCTTTGCCGACTCCGCCAGATATCAGAACGTCATCGATCAGACCGTTGGTACTCAGCGCGTGGCGTACGCTTCGCAGAATGTCGATATCAATTACGGTACGGCCGCCGAGAAACAATCCGAGACCAGAATCACCGGCATGCTCAACACCCTCGACATTCAAAAGCAAGCCAGACAAAAGGCCGCGGGCTTTAAAAAGGAAGCCATGAATCTGCGCATGGGTGGAGAGATGCAGCGCCAAGAGGCGGGCATGAACGCCAACGCCACTCAGCAGGCCGGTTACATGAACGCAGCCAATACTGCACTGAGCGGTTATTCACGTAACACCAACGCCACCAAAACCACTGTTCCACAAGGAACAACTGAGAAGGTAGCGAGCGGCCCAAGTTTGCCGTGGAGTGACTTGAGCGATGATTACCGGCAGGGGAATCTAAGAGCCGATACCGAATACAAGTGGGGATAAATGGCAGGCATTCAAGTACCGTCACTCAAAAGAATGGACTCCGTTGCTGACGCTTCAGTCGGCCGCATTGATGACAGGCAACTCCCCGATGCTCTGCCGGCCATGGAGAAAGTCGATAAAGCTGCGCAGAATCTAGCCAGCAACGCCGCTCAGTATTTCCAAAAAGTCCAAGACGATGCGATCGATACCGAAACCAACGCTATGGTTAACGAGTATTCGGTAAAAAATAAGCAGCGCATGGACGAGGCCGAGAAATACCAAGGTAACCCGGCCGAAGTTTACAATAAGCTCGATGAGGACATGAAGAAGGATTACGACGATCTTGTCGCCAAGGCCGATGGGCTTTCTGGTAACGGTCGCGACGTTCTCACGCGCAAGCTGCAAGAAAAGCAAACGCAGTTTGAAATGCACAAGCTGCAACAGTTCAGCGCGCATCAAGACAAGTATGACCGCGCGGTGCTCACGGCTTCGCTCGATGACGAGTCTGAAGGATTGGTTAGAGCGACTGAATTGGTCAGTACAGATCCAAGCACTCTGAAGCCTTTCGATATGACAATTCGCCGGATCCAAGATCTGGTCTTGAAGGACGCCTATAAGCGTGGCGGAGTGGAAGAAGCCGAAGAAGGCACGCACACGATGACCGGTCCCGATGGCAAGCCGGTTTACGTGAACCTCAAACCGTCAGCGCAATTGGCGCTGAAAAAGGCGTTGAGTGACAACATATCCAACGCTCTTGAAACGGTTATTGACTCTGGTCACCTCGATGTTGCCGCGACCATTAAAGCTAAGTATTGGGATTCTATCGACACAGATAAGCAAAAGGCGCTGGCGAAAAATTTCGAGAAAGTTAGCATCGATCAAGCAGCGTCGCTCTTGTCGCGTCACCCGAATGACAAGAAGAAGATCCTAGCTGATTTCCCTGAAGCCGTGCGCATCAAGATCGAAGATGAAGCCGGGCAGAGGGTTCACGATAAAGCGACAAAAATCGAAGCGGCTAGAGAGCGCAGAGATAAGTCGTTCGCTAGAGCTTTCGTTAAAGCCGGGATGCCACAAGCGGAAGCCGGAAGCTTGACCACGCTCACCGATATTAAAGAGAACAAAGATCTTTCAATGATGCTCGATAGAATCGAAGACCCTATCCTTCGACAAAAAGCTATCGACTCTGTATTGGTACCGAAGGTCAGCGATCAAAAAGCCATAATGAACATCACGAAGATTGTATCGGGTGAAGTGCCCGGTAAAAACGTGACGGACATGTCGACTGAAGAAGTTGAGCTGGAACTTGGTCGCATGAAAGAAACCGACAAGAAGTATTC